TCACTTCATAATATTTTTCCTTTCCACCTGTCCATCTACAACCGGAACTACCGCAATTTTTCTGTCATACCGGGCAGTTTGCTCAACGTTCTTATGCCCTGATATTGCCTGTTTCTCGTACAGATTACCCTGGAGGTCAGATATCCCTTTTGCTTTGAGATCGTGGAACGTGAAGTCAAAGGAAAGGTGAGGGTACTGTTCCTGCGCCTCAATTTTTGCTTTTCTCCAGCGGCTGTTAAAGCCGTCTCGTGTGTATTTTCCGCCTGCTGGCTGGTGGATGACGTACAGACTGCTCATGCCAGCGTTAAGAGGTAAATTTTTTGCCAACTCAAGTGCAGCGTTCAAGCGCGGGCTCCATGCTTTTATCTGAGCAACAGACGTTTTACTTTGCTTTATCAGGATACCTTCTTCCATAAATTGGCTTTTTTTCATCTCCAGTACATCGTTTTGTCTGGCACAGCAGAGGTAAGCGAGTTCCATTGCGACTTTCACAATGTCTGGCGCTACAGAGTACAGCGCCTGGTATTCCTCATTGGTTATGTAGCGATCTCGGCTAACTTCTTTATACTGGCGGACACCCTTTGTGGGGTTCCCTTTAACGAACCCGCGTTCATAAGCCCAGCGATACACGCGAGACATGAAAGCTTTTTCTCTGTTAGCTTGTGTCCTGCTTTTTATTCCCCGCTTGTCCATGTAACGCCGGACATGTTCAGGTTTGATAGCGTCCGGCGGCATTTTCCCAAATACATCAATAATTTTTTTTGAGTACTTTCTATAGTCCTTTTGGGTTTCCAGAGCCAGCTCGAAAAATTCACCAGATTTAAAGAAGCGTTCGATAAGTCCTTCCATCATGGAGTCGTCCGGGCGATCGTTCATTAGCGCTTCCCATGCACTCCATACCTGAGCTTGTGTACTGGTTTTGTCGCAGAGGCGAATGTTGCCGCCTCCTTTAGGATGATATTCATATGCTGATCTCCCGAGGTAAACCCTCGGTGGCATCCAGGCATCGTCTTTATTTTTTCTTGGGCGTGGCATTAATCAAGTGCTCCAAAGTTGGGCTGCAGCGAATTATCGACGTTGTTCTGTCGTAATCTCTGAGCTAAAGGATTATTGAAATGCGCCCAGGTAGTGCGTGGTCTTCCGTCTCGCCCTTCAACAAAGAAAATCCCGGCATCACGTAAACACTGTGATTGCTTTGAGGGGATCTTGTATCCAGTAATTCGTTCGAGGTCTGCGTTTGAAATGATCTCGTTATCAAGATTCATAGTGTATCTCCACAAGTCCGGCTGCAACCGGCTTAACTTCTACAATTCTTTTCTCCGGGCCAGTCGTCACTCGATAGGCTTGATGGTGTCGAGCAGCAGCCGGCGGCGCGTATTTTCTGCAAAATGACGGCATCCGGTCGCTTTGTGGTAAAACTCGTTTTTGCCAACGACCCACATCCGCTCTGTCTGATGCAGTTTTTTAACCTTCGGACCGTCTTTGGTGATCACGGTACCGGTATGGGTTTTTATGATTGTCATACGGACTCCCCAAGTACCCAACGGAGTGCGCTTGCATACTCACCTTCGGCAGATTCCAGGGCTTTAGTAATTTCTTTGCGGGTTTTCAGACGCGGCTTTTGCTCGCCGAGAATCTTACGCTGACGCCGGGCTTTTTCATGGCCGGTTGTGCCAGCTGTCGCCAGCTCGATTGCTGACACTTTTGCACGCTGTTCTTCAGGTGGGAGCGCACCAAGCTGACGCGCCTGGGTAACGGTGACCGTTCCGGACTCCACTGCATCGCGAACAGCCTGGGTGGCATCCAGCAGTGACAGCGTTGCGCGTACGGTCTGAACGCTGCAGCCAAACAACACCGCAATGTCGTCCTCATCGAGCCCGCGATCGAGCGCGTCTGACATTTTTTTAGCCCGGCCCAGCGGCGTATCGGGTCGGCGAATTTCGTTTTCGCTGACCATGTATTTAGCCATCTGATTTGCCGAACCACGCTTAACGACTCCGGGAACAAGCAGTGGGTCTTTGCCCTCTTTCAAAAGAAGCTTATTTGCCTCCAGCGTATGTTTAACGCGCTGACGGCCTGCAACTACGCAGGTGAGTCCAATTTCAGGGTCTTTCCAGACAATAATCGGCTCCAGTACACCCAGCTCCTTGATGTTCAGTACCATCCCTTCGTCGATCGGCAGGTTGATACGTTCATCGTAGAGAAGATGGGTTTTGTCGGTAACAAGATGCAGCTTTTCCGGTTCGAACATCAGAACGTTGGTTTTGCCGTTGGCGCCGTATACAAGCTTTGAGTCTTTAGCCATCAGAGAGCCTCCACGTTACGGAAGCTGGTGGGGCAAATTGCTTTCAAATCGCGCATTGCTTCGAGGACATGCAGATTTGTGCGTTTCTTGGTATGTCGCTCAGTAATACGATCACACTCCTTCGCCCATGATTTGACTTCGATGAGAAGAGCGTCTCGTTCGATACGAACCTGGCGAAGAGCTACGTTCGAAACATCGAGGATAGCCGCCAGTTCTTTGACGATCGTTCCCTGAGCTGTTGGCATATCTCTGGCAATTTCGTATGCCTCTTTAATTAGTTGATTTGCTGTCTTAGCCATCTCTTATTCTCCATCTGACGCGCTGCAACGCGTGAATTTAGGGTGCAGCAACCCAACCCATGAAAGTGGGTGAATAGCTGGTTAGAATTTCTTGCTGATGGGTTAGCCGCCACTGCAATGGCGGCACGTTAGTTCTCCACACAACTGGAAGCGCACTCCTTCAGTTACAAACCGATCCCCACCGGAAGAAGAGGAATGCGCTTCCGTGTTGTGTGCTATTCACCTATTCCTTACGACATTAATGTAGGATAACTTACCTTTTGGTGTCAATGCCGTTTGTAGGAAAACTTACATTCAGGTGTAAAAAAAACCGGCTTTGATGCCGGTTTCATTGTTCTTCAAAAATCAGAGGTCCGTGACAACCTGCCTGACAACACCAACGATCTTACAGTTGCCATTTACTTCCATCACACGATAGTTCGGATTAAGAGGAACCAAATATTTTATAGGTCCATCAATTACAAATTTTTTCAGCGTTGCCTCTGCTGAGCCCATCACTTGGGCAACGACAATCTTACCGTTTACTTCGTAAATACTGCCGTAGTCTGGGTCAACAACAACGATTGAGCCCTCAGGTATGCTTGGGGCACCGTTAGGGTTAGTCATTGAATCACCACGTACTTTCAGAGCGAATCCTTCATCACAAAGATTTGCGGTTGTGTAAATCCATTCTGAAACATCATTTTCGGTAACTGGCGCGCCGCTTTCGGTCCATTCACCAGCCTGAACCCAAGATAAGACTGGAATCCTTTTCACGCCAAAACGTTCGGTAGGCTTATAGGTTGGTGCCTCCGATACAGGATCTCCAATACCATGAATTATCCATTGAGGATTCGTTTTTAACGCAGCAGCAAGCGCCTGAAGGTTAGAACCCCCTGGCTCATAATCTCCTGACTCCCACCCAGTAACAGTCACACGGTTAACGCCCACTAATTTGGCTAAGACCGCTTGGGTTAGTTTCAGCTCTTTACGTCTTGCACGGATGCGTTCATTCATTTTCATGTAGGCAATCCTACCATTTTGTAATGTAGGAATCCTTGACCTTTGAGTGTAAGATATCCTACCATTTGTTTGTCTGCTTCCCTTACATATGAGGAAAAAATGAAAAAAGTTGACGTGATTACTTACTTTGGCTCCGTCGGTAATGTGGCAAAAGCGCTGGGTATATCTCATGCCTCTGTATCCGGTTGGGGGGAGGTCATTCCAAAAGGGCGAGCATTTGAAATCCAAGCTCTAACAGAAATGAAGCTGAAAGTTAACCCGGAGTTGTATTTAAAGGCTAATCAAACAGCAGCTTAACCGTTACTACTAATTGTAAGCAAAAAGGGTAGGTATGAACTTGAAAGAAGTCGTGAAAGGTATGTGCAAATCATATCCGGGTGGCCGCGAAGCAATGGCTGGCGCCTTGGGTATGACCGTAACGCAGTTCAACAACAACCTCTACGAGAAAAACGGCTGTCGATTTTTTGAAGTATCGGAGCTGGAAGCGATGGAAGACATTTCCAACACGTCGCTGCTGGCAGACTACTTCGCCCGCCGTCGTGGCGCCCTGCTGGTGGATGTGCCGCACCTGGAAGAACTCGATCGCGTGGACCTGTTTAGTCGTGCAATGCGTACCTCTGCTGCCAGGGGACAGGTTGATCAGATTATCGAACAGGCGCTTGAAGATGGCGTTATTGAAAGGCATGAGGCCGAAGAAATCATGGTGCATCATCGCCGCCATCTGGCAGCTCGGGAAGAAGAGATTGCCGCAATTATCACGTTATTTTCACGCAAAAAGAAGTGACGCCAGCGAGTTGCAGCTCCTGGCGTCGTGGCGTGTCGTTATCAGTGGAGATTACTAACGCATGAACAGTTTACCAACACAGTACCGCAGGTCGCAACTTGTGGCGCGGCCGGTCCCTGGTGGAGAGGAGCCGGTGCAGTTCGTGTATGGGGTAAGAGTACCCGGTGGGATAGAACCTGTCTGCTACCAGTTTGCTCAATGGGCGGTAGATGACTTTAGAAGTCAGGCGGAAAGCGTATGCGAGAACTTAACCGATGGTTCAGAGATCACTACGGCGTCCCGGTCAGGGTTATTCGCTGGGAGGCTCAAACACAGCGCGTTATATACCTGCGCGAAGGGTATCAGCATGAGTGTTTCAGCCCACTTGAACAGTTCAAACGAAAATTCAGGGAAATAGAGGGGGTCTTATGAGCCTGTTAATGCCATCAAGGCCGATAGTCATTAATCCTGACCTTGCATACAGCATTGGCCTGAATGAAGCCATTGCGCTGCAGCAGGTTAACTACTGGCTGCAGGAAACTAACTCAGGGCTGGAGCGTGACGGCGTACGCTGGATCTACAACACAACAGAGCAATGGCTGGAACAATTCCCGTTCTGGTCTGAGTCCACTCTGAAGCGCACCTTCACCCGGCTGAAGAGCCTGGGCGTGCTTAAAGTTGAGCAGCTTAACAAGTCGCAGCGTGACATGACGAACTACTACACGATCAACTACGAGAGCGAGCTTTTAGATGAGGTCAAAGTGACCAAATCGAAGAAGTCAAAATGCGCCGTTCCATCAGTTCAAAATGACACGATGGAAGAGGTCAATGTGAAACGCTCCACTAGGTCAAAACGAACCGCTGTCATCAGGTCAAATTGGCACGATGATCTTACAGAGAATACAACAGAGAGTACTACAGAGATTACAGGTAAAGATTCTTGTCCGGTTGCGCTGCAACCAGACCAGACCGATCCGGCTGCACTCGTTCTGGATCATTTTAATCGAGTAACTAATTCGACCTATGGCAAGGGGGGACGAACCAAAACGACGCTGGGTTATATCCGGGGACGGCTGGCCGAAGATTACAGCCCTGAAGACCTGATGCTGGTGGTTGACTACCTGAACGAGAAATGGGCTCAGGATCCGAAGATGAGCGACTACCTGCGGCCCAAAACGCTGTTTGCTCCCGAGAACTGCGTCGAGTATTTCGACAAGGCCAAAAAATGGGAAGCAGCCGGGCGACCAGCCTGGACTGGCGGAAAGTGGGTTAAACAAGACACGGCGTTCAAGTCCAGTTATTCCGACGTGGATTATTCAGTGCCAGCGGGGTTCCGTTCATGAGCAAGCCATTTCTGAAATGGGCTGGTGGAAAGTATACCCAGCTGGCTGACCTGTTCGTGCATATCCCGGCAGGGAAACGCCTGATAGAGCCATTCGTTGGTGGTGGGGCGGTATTCCTGAACAGCGATAAGCACGCAGATTACCTGCTGGCGGACATTAACCCGGACCTGATTAATCTGTATCAGATGTTAGCGGTGGTGCCGGATGAAGTGGAATTAAAGGCCCGCTGGATGTTTGAGCACATGCGGTCACCAGATGGCTATGAGCTGATCCGTTCCGAGTTCAACGCTCAGACGCTGGATGCTACAGAACGCGCAGCTGCATTCCTGTATCTCAACCGGCATTGTTTCAATGGCCTGATGCGCTACAACCAGGCGAACAAGTTCAATGTGGGCTGGGGAGGCTACAAGGCACCGTATTACCCGATGGATGAGATGAAAGCCTTCGCGGCTATGGCGCATAACTGCGTCTTCATGACTGCTGACTATCGCCGAACTATCAGCCTGGCCGGGAAAGGGGATGTGGTTTACTGCGATCCGCCTTACGAACCGATGCCGGGAACAACCGGATTCACCGCCTACGCCGCTGGTGGTTTTAGCTGGGAGAACCAGGTAGACCTGGCGAAGCAATGCGTATCAGCCTTTCACCGTGGGGCTCGGGTAGTGATTTCTAACTCATCTGCACCGAAGGTTCTCGACCTGTACCGTGAGCATGGTTTTAACCTGCAATTCATCAAAGCGCGCCGTTCGATTTCCTGCAAAAGCAGTACGCGGGAAGTCGCAAAAGATGTCGTGGCTATCCTGTGAGTTACCTGCCGTGGAGAAAATGACATGAGAGCATTACTGACTCCTGAAATTGCCCCACGCATGGGCATTGTTCTGCTTCGCCCTGGCGCCGATCTGATGCCGATGTTCAGGAGAGGGCGGGTATTGATTGAGCCGGCACCGGAAAAATACAGTGACTATGCAACCGGCGCTATCCCTCCTGCCAAACAGCCACTTGAAGAAGACCCGGTTTTGAAACCAGTCTTCGAAAACAAAGACGTCATTCTGCGCGCTGGTGGTATCAGCGCACTGGAGGCCGAGCTGGAGCGTCGGTTTGAATGCCAGTACCCGCACGGTTCGTGGCACAGCGAAAATTTTACATTGTTCCGTCATGAGCCTGGCAGCATCCGGCTTTGCTGGGCCTGCGATAACCTGGTGCGTGACCAGTACACAGAGACGCTGGCAGGCATTGCTCGTCAGAACCTGGTATCCTGGCTGATAACGGTTATTCGCTCACAGCTGGGGTTCAACGAAGACCATCAACTGACGATCCCAGAGTTGTGCTGGTGGCTGGTTATAAACAATCTGGCGCACGTCATCCCTGAATCGCTGGCCCGGAAAGCCTTGAGATTGCCGGAAATAAAGCATCAACCGGTGATGAAGGAGAGCGATATTGTGCCGGAGCCAGCAGCGAGCGAAGTGGTGCAGAAAAAGATTCTCGGTCTTCGCGTAGATCCTGAAACGCCGGAATCATTCATGCTGCGACCAAAGCGCCGCCGCTGGGTAAACGAGAGCTGGACGCGCTGGGTTAAGTTCCAGCAGTGTGTCTGCTGTAACAAACCAGCAGATGATCCCCATCACCTGATAGGCCACGGACAAGGTGGGATGGGAACGAAAGCGCACGACCTGTTTGTGTTGCCGCTTTGCAGAGCGCATCACGACGAGTTGCACGCTGACACCGTGGCATTTGAGGAGAAGCACGGCTCACAGCTGGAGCTGCTGTTTCGATTTTTGGATCGTTCGCTAGCAATTGGCGTGCTGGCTTAATTCAGTGGAGATGAGTTAATGCGTGATATTTCTTTGGTACTGGAACGATGGGGGGCTTGGGCTGCAATGGATAGTAGTGGTGTTGATTATTCGCATATCGCTGCAGGGTTCAAAGGACTACTCCCTCAAATGGGCAAAACACGACTATGTTGTACCGACGATGATGCGCTTATCATCGAAGGCTGCATGGCACGGCTCCGCGATAAAAAGCCATATGAGCACCGATTACTTGTTGCTCACTACCTGTATTGTATCTCGAAGCGGAAGATAGCTAAGTCACTAAAGAAAGACGAAAAAGTGATTCGCATCGAGATACAGATAGCCGAAGGTTTCATTGACGGATGTCTTGCAATGCTAGACATCCGTCTTGATTTGGATTGTTAAGTTTTAAAAGGGCGGTTAGTCGCTGCCCTTTGCTGTTTGGTCACTATTTTTGTCAAAAAGGTTAAATGTACTTTCCTTACCAATGTTAATCATCATTTCAACCGTCTTTTCTCTTGACTTCCTTAGTTTTTTCTTAAATTCATCAGAGTTGTTGCTATTCGCAAGTTCAGCGTCAATTGTCGCTAAATCCCTTAAACAATTGGCGCGTTTAGCTGCATCTTCAGGAGATTCAAGCCCATGACGTGCAATTACCCAAGCCATAAGATATGTCAT